TACAGTATAAATACTAAATAAATTAGGTAAGGTTACTGTTCCACTAAAGGTAGGATTTAAAAGTGGAGCATAGTTAGCTAATGCACTTACTAAAAAAGCTGTAGTAGATATTTTTGTACTATTATCTCCAAAAGTAGGAGTTGGTGCAGTTGGTGTTCCAGTAAAAGCTGGAGAGTTTAAAGGTGCATAAGTAGTTAAATTTACAGCAATATCAGTTAAAACCCAAGCTGATAAAGCAGTGCTATAAACTAATGAAATTGGATAACCAGCAACAGGAATATCACCTGATGCTAAAGCAATATTATTGCCTTTAACAATAGGCACTGAACTTTGAACTGTTGATCCTAAAGTTAATACTAATGTACAAGCTCCAGTATTAGGAGCAGAAGCTCTTAAATAAATAGCCATTCCATCAGGAACAGTAGTTAAATTACTAGGAATGGTTGCAGTTAAAGCATTTGCTGTTCCACCAGCCACAGCGTATCCATAAGTATTAGCTTGATATTGTTCAGATTGAACTAAATCAGTCATTACACCAGCAGTATCAAAGTGACCAACAATATCACCAGTATTAAAAGCTAAAGCTGTAGTTCCTTCTTGACCTCTTTGAACTGTTAAAGTATCACCACTTCGAGCAGTACAGTTACAAATTTCATAAACTAAAACAGAGGTTGCACTATTTAAAGTGACTTTAAATTGTTGTCCTGTTGTTGGATTTGGAAACTGTGATCCTGTACCTGATGCAACAGTAATTGTGGTTTGTGTACTGGTTATATTGGAAGCTAAAGTGGTTTTAGCGTTATTAGAAAATAACTGAATCGTCATAAAAACTCCTTAATAAACCACAGTATAAGTATATTGATATGGTACATTTAAAACACCATATTGTATAGCTGATTGCAAAATTGGTGATACAGGTAAATTAGGTATTGTTATTGTAATTCCATTCGTTGTAGGGTAGGTTACACTAATGTTGTACAAATCAGCAATATCAGGTATATCAGTTCCATTTACACCATATAAAAATCTTGCTACCCTTCTTTTTAACCAAGGTGTTGTGTATTGAAATCCATCACCTTTATAAAAATTCCAAGTAATCATTCTTTGGAAATAATCATCAGTAATCGTATAAAAAGTTGTTGGTGTATTTAAAACATTTTCGTTAAAAGGTAAATAATCATAGTTAAATGTATCGTATGAACCTATAGGACTAAATGTGCTGGTATTGGATAAAGAAGGTCTTTCCATACCATATAAACTTAATGCAACCCAATCTAATAATGGGGTAGTCATTTTGGTATAAATAGGCAAATTTAAATTATTTGTTTTATCTAAATAACTTTGTGCAGTTGTATTATAAGCATCAAAAAATGGTTGCAAATATTGAGTTGTATCAAGTCTTTGATATTGCTGATATAAATAAGCAGGTAAGGTAGTAGTAATCATACTTTATTGATAATTACGCTTGTAGTTGCTGTTGATCCAGCAGTTGTATTGTAATATCCTTCTACATCGCCTAAATACAAATGCGTACCAGTAATAGGAGATACAGCAGATCCAGCTATATAAACAGTTACAGATATATTTGAAATTAAATTAGTAGGCAAAACACTAGCTACTGATGTTTCAAATATACTTTCAATTTCATATAAATTAATAGGCTGACCAACATAAATATTATTAATATAATTAATAATTGCAGGTTGAGCCAAGGATACAATAGATGCATTAGAAGCCACATTGGTTGCTTGAGAACTCCAATTTAAAGTAATACCAGTTTGTTGAACCACTGGATTTACAAAAATAATATTATAAGTATCAGGATAATTATTAATCGTTACAGTGACATTCCTTGTACTGGAAACTGTTGATCCTACCAAAGAAGATATATCAGGTACAGAATTAAAAATTGCATTGGCTATCTGATAAGGATCTGCACTACCACCACAAATAATTTCCCATTGATTTGTTGCTACATTTCTGACAGATACTAAATTAGGCTGAACTCCACTTACATTTAATAAAGCTGTTTTAATAAATGCTGGAACTCCTTGTGCTGTTGATAATCCAGCTTGAATAACTTGAGCTTGATAGGATTGAATAGTTTGTGCTGTAGCTCCAGCAGTACCGGGGTTTATATTGGTACAAGTTAAAGTAATCCCTGAAGGCACAGAAGTAATTAAAGTAGTGACTGTACCAGCAGGAACAGCCCAAGATCCTGAAGAAATCGCTAAACAATATAATGCAGGGCTTTGACCTGTATTGCCAATAATTCCCCCATCTTGAACTGTATATTGATGTGTACCATCAGATACAACAAAACCAATTGGAATCACAAAACCAGCACTACCAGTAAAAGTTACATAGACAGAAGTATTTGATCCTTGTCCTTGTGCTACACCATAAACTGCACCTAATTCATACAAGATAAATGGATTGGCTGTATAGGGTGAAATTGAGTTCACTAAATCAACATAGGCTTGATCTTGAATGACTACAGCACCTGCGGCTGTTGATGCCATATCTTCAATAAGAGAACCCGGAAGATTTGCAGTAAGACCGGGGCTTAAAGCAGTAGCGGCAGAAATTTCAGCATTTAAAAGATCTGTTGGACTTGCAGGAATAGCACCTGCTGTGGTTAAAGTTGCCATGTATTAACTCGCTACAGTAGTTTGAATTGTTGTACCATTTTGAAATATTGCACTTATATTATAGGTTGGGTTTACAACATTTTGCTGTTTTATAATGCTTAAACTTGCAAAATAAGGAGCATATTGTTGCTGTGTTCTATTGATTGCAACATCAGGTGGTATTTGTGTTTGTACAGATTTTTGAGCAGGGATACCATAGTTTGCATAAAAAGGACTTTCATTCTCACTTAATCGCAAAGTTTGTGCAAGAGTAGCTAACCAAATATAAGAAGTTTCAGTTATTTCTACCCATTGTCCTTTTTCATTAACTCCATAAGATCTCATATTGGTGTTCCTGTATTTGATGTACCTGTTTGAACTCCTGAATGTTTATGCGTACTTCCTATTGATACTCCATTATTGGTAATAGTTCCAGTAGTATCAATATTACCAGTAACACTCATGGTGCTACCTGTACCACCACTAATATTAAATCCATCTTGACCTGTAATGCTACCTTTTACCAATAAATTATTATTCATTACAACATTTCCATCAATGGTTATACCAGTAGAATCAATTGTAATTTTGTTACTAGAATAAACCAATTCTATTTTGTCATTGCCTATTGTTGCTATAGCAGTCGTATTTGGAGAAGTAATAACAATTGAATTTAAATCAGTAGCAGTCCAATTTAAGTTTCCTACTGGAACAAAAACTAAAGCTCCTAAATTACTGGGTGGAATTAATGAGGGTAAACCAGTACCTAATCCAGTAATGTTTCCTATTTTTGTACTTGCTGAAATACAAATTCCAGTATCACCAACTTGAACAGGTATTCTAATATATTTACTACCAATAATAGGGCAAGTTATTTGAGGAAGGGTAGTTAAATCACCTGTATCTACTTCAAAATTAACAGTAACAATTGCATTAATTGGATCAACTTTAATAACTGAACAAGGATAAACTTGACCTAATTGTTCTTGATAGGCAGATATTTTCTGTTCAGCAAAATTATTTAATGAAACAGCAAAAGGAGTTTTTTGAGATGAACTCATATTAATTAATAGTAGTAGGCAAATTAGATGGAACTACACAATCAACAATTGTAACCCAGCTATTACCATCAGATTGTCTATTGTTTCCAACACTACGAACACGATTAATTTGAAAAACACCTTGAAACGATATATTATTTCTTTGTTGAGTATTAGCTGATTCGGCAGTATTTACGATGGGTGATTTACTTGGAAAAATAATGTAATTGCCAACTTGTAAATCTCCTCTCATTGTTAATTTTGCTTGAATAGTTACATAATCTATCCAAGTTAAATTGCCAATAATATCTTGAAAATCAACTATTACTGTTTTTTGAGTAACAAGTTCTTCCTGAGAAGCTGTGCCATCATTTAAGAAAAATCCTCTATTAGTAGCAACAATACCAACTCCAAGGTAATTAGGTAATTTTAAAATGTCTTTACTGGTTTGATTTAAATATTTATTAAAACTTTCTAAATTAGTATATTTTGCAGATTGTGTTTCAGTAGCAATAAGGTTAGGACTAATACCACCAAGAATAACTAATTCAAGTCCAGTATTTTTTTTGGGATAAGCCTTTTGTAATGTATTTTTAATAGCATCTTCTAAAAATGTACCCTTTTCCCAAGTAAAATCTAAATTGACATTAGCACTTGGACTAACAGTTGAATTGGTAATAACTAAATCTAAAGTGACGAGATTACCTTGCCAATTTGCATACGATTGCAATATAGATCCATTAATAACCAATCCTTGTTGTGCTGGATTAGCAAAGGGTAAACCTTTAGACATTCCTAATTTTATCTGAATACTTGCAAATAAATTATTTGTGTAATCAGGGTTTAAATTAGCTGACTGATTTAAATCTTCAAAGCTAATTCCATAAATTTTTACATACCCTAAACCTTGTGGTTGATAATTCCAAGATTGTGGAATATCAACATCTATTTTTAATGCTTGAGTATTATTCATTCCATTGGAATATAGCGTACTATAACTTAATGGTGATCCACCTAATCCTGATTTTGGAACAATTGTAATATCGTAATATCTCATGGATTTATTTCAAAACTAGAACTGCTGACACGATAAACTAAGGTTGATGTTTTAAAATATCCAAACACTAAATTAATATCATAGTCATCAGGTGATCCTATAATAGGTCTACTGACAATCAAATTTCTTGAAGTATCGTAAATAGAAATATAGTATCTTGGTGAATATATATTCCAAGAACATACAGCTACATAAGTAACCCCATCTAATACAGGATTAAACTGAAAATTAGAAGTAGATTGAGGAGTAAATTGAATATAAGTTGTCATCAGAATGGATAGTATTGATCAACAGTTGGAGCAGAAGTTGGTGGAACATTATTCCATCCTGTACTTCCACCTAAATTGGGAACAGTAGGAGTACCATTTGTAATACTTTGCATAACAGTTCCTAAAGTTTGTTGTAAAAAACCACCTGTGCTAATTAAGGGTTGAACAAAATCCCATTGAAACATATATTGCACTTGTTTATCGCTGACACCACTTACATCTTTAATACTGGTTAAAAGACAGTTTGTATAAGTATATGCAGGTGTGATAACACTAAATGATCCACCTGAAGAAAGATGCACATCTAAAGCTAACTTCATAGCTGTCAAAATAGCTTGTTTATAAACATAACCACCATTACTTTGTGCTGGGCATATCATTAACATACTAATGTTTAAAGGCTGT